GTGTTGATTCGGTGCCTGAGGGTGAGCGGTTTATTCCTCGTGTATCGACGTATAGGGATGTTGAGGGTTTCCGTTCGTTGTTGGATTACGTGGGTTCATCGGTTGGCCAGGGTGTTGGTTCGATAGCGATGACGGTTGGTGGTGCTGGTTTGGGCGCATTGGGTGGTGCGGCGGTTGGTTCTGCTGTTCCTGGTCCGGGCACAGCGGCGGGTGCTGTCGCTGGTGGTGCGACTGGTGGTGCTGTTGGCGGTTCATTTTTGTTGAATTACGGCGACACGTATGGGTATTTGGTAGATCAGGAGGGCATGGAGCCTGACGATGCGGCGATGTACGCGTTGGTTCCTGGTGCAGTGATGGCTGGTTTGGACGCTTTTGCTGTTGGGAAGCTCCTTGGTCCTGCGAAGAGTGGTTTGTCTTCTGACATAGTGAAGCGGACGGCACAGTTGGCTGCTCGTGGTGGTGGCACTGAGGGTGTGACGGAGGCAGCGCAGCAGGTCATTCAGGAGTTTTCTGGTGAGTTTGCTGAGGCGGCTGGTTTTGCGAGTGAGGACATTGAGTTTCGCGAGCGTTTCGACAACATAGTGAACTCGATGATTGCGGGTTTTTTGTCTGGTGGCGTGATTGGTGGGGCGGCATCGCCTGTAACGAGGCCGGATCCTGAAGTTGACGTAGGTGGTGCGGCGGATTCTGAGGTTGGCGGTGATCGGGAGACTGCGCTGGACATTTTGCGGTGGTCTGCTGGCGAGGGTTCTGGTCGTGACGCACGTTTGGGTGATTCTCGCGATTCGTTAGCGGGCGCGTTGGAGTCTTCTGGTGTGAGTGCTGAGGAGGCTGGTCGAGCGGCTGACGAGTTGGTTGGTGAGGTTGTATCGAGGCCTGAGCGGGCGGTTGAGCCTGAGCGGGCGGAGTCTACTGCTGTATCTGGTGGTGGGTTGTGGCGGTCGAAGTTGGTATCTGAGGCAGAGTTGATGCCTACGAAGCTGGGTGTCGACGGTATTTTGAACTCATTTCGTGGTCGTGGGGTGACGGAGTCGGAGATACGCGAGACTGGTTTAGGCGAGTTTGTGTCTGCCGCGAAGGGTCGTGGTGAGCGGAGCGTATCGAGGGCTGACGTGTTGGCTCATTTGGGGAAGAATCGTCTGGAAGTTGGCGAGGTACGTCTTGGCCATGTTTCCAAGGAGGTGAGCGAGGCTCAGTATGCGGTTGACGAGGCGTTTGGTGCAGTTGAGGGGATGCTGCATGAACTTGGTCAGGACCCTGAGTTGATTCATGGGACAAGGGGGAGTCCTCGTGTCTTTACTGATCAGGTTGGTCACCGACGCGATGTTTTGCGTGAGCGCGGTTTGTTGCCTGAAGAGATGTCTCGTAAACTTGAAAAGGAGTATCTTGCCTTCAAGAGGGTTGTGGAGTCTTCAGAGTTCAAGGAGTTTGAAGCCAAGCACAAGGCGGCGGTGGAGTTGGCGGAAGAGCAGGGGGGTGCGGCTACGCAGTATGGTGGTCTGACTCTTCCTGGTGGGGAGAATTATCAAGAGACATTGATTACGTTGCCTCAACGGGACCCGATTGAAGCGGGTTACACGATTGAGGAGACAGCGCCCAGGAATTGGGGAGTTAAAGCGCCCAATGGCCGCACTGTGACTGGATTTGCTCGGAGCAGGAGCGATGCATTGGACGCGGCGCGTGAGCATTTTTCATTCACCCTTTCCCACCACGACACCCCCAACGTATTGGTTCACTTTCGGCACAAGGATCGGGTGGACCTGAAGGGCCGCCTTATTTTGTTTATTGAGGAGATCCAGTCGGACTGGCACCAGGAGGGTCGGGAGCGTGGGTACCAGCCGACAGCCCAAGAGGCAGAAGCACAGGTGGCGCGGTTACAAGAACAGAGGGCACGGGCGGTTGAGCGGTTGGATGCTGCTGTTGACGGCTCGGACGATCAGATCCGGGCGCGGGCAGGACTCGGTGAAGTGGATCGTATGATCCAAGACCCACAGAGGCGTGGTGGTAGCGGTGCCGTTCCCGACGCCCCCTTCAAGGAGACCCAGGAGTGGGCTGGCCTTGCAGTGAAGCGGATCATGAGGATGGCTGCGGAAGAGGGATATGCCGGCGTGGCGTTCATTCGCGGTGTAGATGCCCACAGGACATCGCATATGCCTATAGGTTCAGCCATAGAGTTCTACGACAAGATTTTGCCGAGTGTTGTGAAGGATGTGACTGGCGTTTCGGTGGACCGGTTGGATCTTTTCGGAGCATTTGGCGAAGAGGGTTTGGGGTCTGGATACACCACTGAGTTCAAGGGGGTTGAGATGACCCCTGAGTTGAGGGCTCGCATGTTGGAGCCTCAGCCATTGCTTGGTGGTCTTGATCAGGTTGTCAAGGCGGTTGCTGCTGCTGGCAAGGGCAAGCGTGCGAAGAAGAAAGCGGCAAAGGCGATGGCGCATGTGTATAAGGCGATACGTGCTGCTGAGAAGGCTAAGGCAGCGGCTGCTGCGGCTGCTGAGCCCGCCGCGAAGAGTCTGCCCGAGACCGCTGAGGAGATTGAAGCAGCGTTTACTGCTCTTGGAGAGGCGCAGCGAGGCGCTCCTGAAAGTGCGATGCTGGATGTCCACACAGTTATGCCGGGTCTTTACGCATACAACTTGGAACATGTTGGAGACCTCAACTGGAGAAACACCACGATGTGGGAAGGTCGGTTGGTGGACATAGATGAAGGCAGGGGGAAGATTAAGAACGCCTACAAAGACCTGAACAGGAAGTATGGGTTTGAAAGGGAGGTCAAGGAGCAGATCGGGTCTCAAGCAAAAGTAACTGGCAGGGCCGCTGGTGAAATAGAGTCAGATCTTCGGGATGCTGGTCAGAAGTATGCTGACGAACATCGAAAACTCACTGTATACAACGAAATACAGAGCTTATCGAAAGAGGCGGCGATTGCTCTTGGCGAGTGGCGGTTCGATGACGCCCGCACCCATCTTGCCAAGTTGCAAGGCTACGTTGATGAAGGCAGGGAGTCGTTTACTGCTCGCGCTTCTCGCGTAGAGCCCGAGTTCGCCCGCGCTGGCGCGAAAGCGGATTGACATACGTTATGGTGTATTCAGGAGGCTGATATGGCGCGTGGTATTAGTGGCGAAGAGGCATTGGCGTTGGCGCGGGAGAAGATTCTGGCGGCGAGGGCGGCGAAGGCGGCGAAGTTGCCCCCAAAGCGTGAGTATCGCGGCTTTCGTGCTCCGAGGAATCTGGATGACGATCAGACAGCCGATTGGGAGTCATCGATTGACGAGCGGCTGGACAAATTGGGTTCACGGGAAATTGATCGGAAGTTGCGGCTCGACGCGATTGAGTTGTCTGCGTATGCCGACGAGGTAGCGGGGCGTGGCCGTGAAGCTGGCACGATGGCGACATTTGATCCGATGGCCTCGATTGAAGAGGGTTATGGGGGATATAGACGTGATGTTGGTGAGTGATTGATGGCGGTAGATAAGGAGACATTGGCCCGCATTGAGAGAGCGCGGGACCAGGCGAAGGAAGTGATTGCCGTGAGGCGGCGCAATCCGCGTCAGGCGTTGAAGCCGTTGAGCCAGAGCGTGGCGGATGAGTTGCCAAGGCTGAGTGGTCAGTCGTCTGGTGTGGATGTTTCTGGCATGAGTGCCACGAATCCATTTACGGGTCAGCGGCTATCTGGTCGCCGTCGTAGCTTGATGGTTGAGACGATGAGCTTGAAGGGTGACTGATGGCTGGTCGGAAGGTGAAGCTGACGGACGATGAGGAGAAGTTTTTGAGTGCGCATATGCGCCGAGAGGGAGGCAAGGTCGGCTCGAAGGAGCAGGCACTTGCGATTGGTTATTCAAAAATCCGTGAGAGGCGGAAAAAAGGGAGTGAGAAGAAGCGATGAGTGTAAACAAGGCTATTTTGGTGGGGCGATTGGGCATGGACCCTGAGTTGCGGAAGACTGCTGGTGGTACAGCGGTGGTGAACTTGCGGGTGGCTACGAATGACCGGCGCAAGGAGGGTGATGAGTGGGTTGACCATACTGAATGGCATTCAGTCACGGTATGGGGACGCATGGCCGAGAATGTGGCGAAGTTTTGCAACAAGGGCAAGCAGTTGTACATCGAGGGCCGTATTCAGACACGAGAGTACAAGGACCGTGATGGTAATGAGCGGAAGGCCACGGAGGTGGTGGCTGACACGGTGCGGTTTTTGGGTTCACGCTCTGAGGATGCGGGCACAGGTGGTGGGCATGTGGTGCCTGCGTCGAATGGTTCTACTGGTGCGGATGAGGCGATTCCGTTTTAGGGCTGGCCTTGTGAGAGTGCCCTCCATTCTTTGATGAACAAGTCGGTTAGGTGGGACATGCGCCGAGCCTGAGCTTTTTTTGTTTTCTTGTTTTGGCGGTTTTTGAGTTTTTGAGTTTTGACCAGCTTCCTCACGATTTTGCTTTCTGGTATCCACTGTGGGTATTGTTTGTTCATGTGTTGTGTTCCGTAAGTGTGGTATTGGTTTTGAATAGGGGGTGAAGTTTGTCCAAGGATGACAAGATTAAGTTTACATCGCCTCATATGCGGATTGGGTATGAAATTCCGAAGCAACTGGGCGACAGCATTAGCGACAGTGGGCACTTGGTTCATCCTGAAGTATCGGATTGGCTGAAGTCAGCAGCACCTGGATTTAAGCCTACTCGTCAGCAGGAGAAGTTTCGCAAGTTGGCGTACAAGATGGCGCGGCGGAAGAAGTTTTTCCGTGGCGAGTGGTTTCGTGCGACTGGAGAGAAGTCGTATACGGGCGTAAAGATCAACGAGCGCATTTGGGCGCGTTGGGCCAACGAGAGCGAGTTTTTCAAGGTCTGGTTTTTCGATGAGTTCCCGAGTGTTGAGGGGATTTCGGACGAAGAGTTTGCGATGATGGACCAGCAGTTCTGGGTTGGTCTTCGTGATGGAATGGATGCTGATGAAGAGTGGGCATTCCGCCAGTATGCAAAGACTCGTTTTGATGGACCTGGAGCCAAGAAGGCTGGTCAGGAGACTGAGGACTTGAGTGAGCTTCGGGAGTATTTCAAGAGTAGTGACGGTGGGGCCTGGAGTGCAAAGCCAGGTGAGGCGTAGTGGAGAGGGCTGACAAGGCGCGTCTGAAGGCGCTGTCATCACATCCTGGGGAGTTCATTAGTCGCCTGAAGATTGTGGACGAGAAGGGTCAGGAGCGGTTGTTTAACGAGCCGTTTTCCGAGCAGGTATTGGCATTGAAGGACTTCATGTCTCCTGCTGAGACGGTGATTCATTACAAGCCGCGTCAGATCGGAGATACGACGATAGCGACGGCATACAACTTCGATTACTTGTATTGGTGCCCAGACCCGGTACGCTGTCTTGTGGTTGCTGATTCGTATGAATCGACTGATGCTATTTTTGGCCGGGTTCGGCATTACTACCGGTCATTGCCGAGGGCTTTGCGGCGTCAGGTTGGGCGGTCGAACAAGCGTGAGTTGTTGTTTGACGACACGCAGGCTGGTTTCCGGTGCATGACGGCTGGTGGGCGGAGTGAGGCGCGTGGTTGGACGTATCAGCGTCTTCATGCGGACGAGTTGGCATTTTGGCCGAATGCTGAGGAGGTGTGGGCCTCGATCACATCAACAATGCACGAGGGCCCGCACAGGAAGATCATCATTGTTTCGACTGCGGATGGTCCTGGGAACTTGTTTCATCAGAAGGTATTGGCGGCGATGGAGGCGCAGCGGAACGGCGATGAGTCGGTTGCGTTTCGATTCTTCAAGTGGTCGGACCATGCTGCGTATAGTGCCCAGACGCCAGACGGTTGGGAGCCTGATGGAGAGGAGTGGGAGCTATCGCAGAAGCATGATTTAAGTCTTGAGCAGTTGTATTGGCGTCATGACAAGATTCATGGGGTGAACGGGATTGGCGCGCGTCGTTTCAGGCGCGAGTATCCGTTGACGATCGAGGACGGTTTCTCGATGTTTGACGGAAGCTGGTTTGACACCGATTATTTGAATGATGTGGTCTCGTCGTTGACCTTGGTTCAGGGAGATCTGCGTATCTACGAGCGGCCGTACCCTGGCTTGCAGTATGCGATAGGTGTTGACCCTTCGTGGTGCAACGGTGGGGACTACGCGGTTGCCCAGGTGTTGAGTTCCGATGGCCGTCAGGTGGCCACGCTATCAATGAATCAGGGTGGCGAGATTTTGTTTGCGACGAAGGTTGCGGAATTGTCTGCGCATTACAATCGCGGTCGTTGTTTGGTTGAGGCGAACACGGGTGGTGCTGGGACGGTTGTGATTCGGGAGTTGAACAAGGTTGGGATTCCCCTATGGCACAAACCGGCGAAGCCTGGGGTCAATGCGAGCAAGACCCCAAAGTATTGGACGACGACACGCGGGAGCAAGGAGGAGGGGTATGCTCACCTTCGCCAGGTAGTAAATGGTGATGGCCTTGCGTTGAATGATCTTTCGACTGTTCAGGAGCTTATGCATATTCGTGAGATCAGCGGAAAGATCGAAGGCCAGGATGGCTACCATGACGACCACGCGGACGCATTGATGCTGGCTGAGTGGAATCGCAGGACCCTTCCTGAGGCGAAGACCAGCCCACTACATCATCGCAAGCGTTATTATGCACGCAAGAACCCGTTTAGTGCTTCTGGAACGATTCGGTAAGGGGCTATGTCAGAGAATACTGAAAGCAGAGATCAGCTTACTCCGAAAGATGTTCATGACCAGATCAAGGCTCATGACAAGCGCATGCGCGATGGTCAAAAAGACTGGACGCTATTCAAGAAGACATACCTGACCCAGTATTGGGAGCATGTAAACGGGAACATCCATCCGAACAATCCCCGTGTGACGGAGTTGGACGTTGAGGTCAATCGCTTGTGGGGAGTGATGTCCACATATTTGAGCGCGCTGTACCCGAGGGCCAGTCGTGCGGTGTTGACGCCTGATGCGAGTGGTCAGGGGGACGCCTACAAGTCCGAGATGGCGGTCAATCGTTGGTTGTCGAGTCGCCGGGTTCATCATCGTGTGATGACGGGCTTGAGGCAGGCGCTTCTTTATCCGGGCTCTGGGATCAAGTTGGGGTACAACCCTGGTCGTGGGAACCCGCTGGACCGCATTTGGATGCGCGTGATCCCATGGTGGGAGATGGTTCTCGACCATGATGTTGGTGACCGCGAGGATGAGCGGTTTCGTGGCCACATTTATTATCGCCCGAAGGTTGAAGTTGAGCAGGAATACGGCCTTGAAGACCTGGCTGGGACTCAGCGGGTGGATTTCCTGTCGAATCAGAGCACTGTTGCGGAGTCGAAGCGGACTCGTCGCGGGAATGATGTGGCGACTGGGGACGAGAGCGCGTTTGTGCGTGTCTTGGAGTTGTGCAACTTGACGGACACGATTGCGGACAAGGACGACCCCAGCATCGTGTACCAGGGCCGGCTTGAGATTTATGTCTTGGGTCAGGGCGGGAAGTCCAAAGAGCCGGTGTACATCGGCCCGCTTCCATTTGCTGAGAATGATGGGACTCCGATGAGCCACATCATGCCGCTCATTTTCAACCATGAGCCTGAATTCCCGCTTCGAGGCATAGCCCACACGAAACGGTTGATGCCTCAGATTCGAGAGTTGAATGCGTATCGTTCATATATGGCGATGGCGACCCGCAAGGACACGCGGCAATACGTCACCCGGAAGGGAACATTTAGCGCTGAGGAGATGACGAATCTGACCGAGGGCCATGACGGCTTGGTGTTGGAGGTTGAGTCTGGTTTTGAGCGCCCATTGGGTGATGCGATCATTCCGATTGTGAACGCACCGATTTCATCTGGCATTTCGCAGTATGTAGCGAATGCTGAGATGGATTTGGAGCGCGTGATTGGAACGAGCCCACAGGCCCGTGGACAGATCACAAAGGCGACGGCTTTTGAGGTCCAGACGGTGACTCAATACACCGAGTCTGAGTTTGGGATGCACGCGAGCATCAAGGATCAATGGCTGGCGAACATGGTGGCGCTGTTGCTCCGTGCGCTGATCGCATCGATGCAAGACTCGGGCGATAGCGCGGGCGCATTTGAAGAGCAGCACGTTGACTTGGCCAAGGTTGGGGCCCGTTCGGATGGTGAAGCAGATACCGAGCGCGAAGAAGAGGCAACAGAGCCAGAGCCGTGGACTGTTGAGCGCATCAAGGCGCTGGCTAAAGAGGCTGGTGCAGACATCGAGAGCGAAGAGTTCCAAGAGATTTCTGAGCAGGTGACCAAAAAGCGTCATCTCGATGACATGGATGAGTCTGAGCTTGCGGCCCTGGGTGCTGCCATTAGCGGCACGGAGATGGATAAGAAGAAGGTTGCTGACGAGGAAGAAGAGGCTCAGGTTGAAGAGGCTTTGGTTCAGGGGATTGCATCGAATCAGGAGCCGTATGTCGATGAGGACGTGGTTCGCCCGCTGGGCATAGAGCGTGGCGAAGGCTACGCGGAGCTTCATCAGGAAGCCCTGACGCTCAAGGATCGAAGCGAGCACATTGTGGTCACGGCAGAGGACTTGGATGCCAAGTTTGAGATCACGTTTGTTGAGGGTGGCCGAACACCCTTGACCGATGCCGCGATGCAGCAAAATCTGGTGGCCTTGATGGAGCCATATTCAGCGCTGTGGCAGCAGGCTCAGGACCCCAGCCCGATGGGTGCGTTTGCGCGCTCATACATGAAGGTGATGGCTGAGCGGTTTGACCTGCCGAAGGATCTGCATCCTGATGAGTTGGACGCGAAGTTCACCGAGATGCAGGAGGCTGAGGCCGAAGAGAAGAAGCGTGCCCCGAAAGAGGAGCAGATGGCTCCCGGTGATGAGCCTCCTGTCGATCCAGGTGATGAGCAGATGGCGCAAGAGATCGCTCAAGTTGCTCAGCTACCTCCAGACCAGGCGATCATGGCGTTGAAGCAGATGTTTGCGAATGACCCAAACATGCAGCAGATGTTGGACCAGATTTCTGGTTTGCCTCCTGAGCAGCAGGCTCAGATGTTGCAGCAGATAGTGGGGGCCGCTGGTGCCCCTGTATAGCTACAGATGCGCTGAGTGTGATTCGGTCGCAGACCATTTCTTTCGGTTCTCAGATCGTCCGCCTGAATATGAGTGTACCGAGTGTGAGGGTATGGCGCGATATGTGATTGCGGTCTCCAAGGCCCAATCGAATGATCCGCATGAGCACAAGAAGTTTTCATCTGAACGGACCAGCGGGTTGGCCTTGCACGAGTACATGTGCAATGTGTGCAAGCATCACTTTGATGAGATTATTGATTTCAGCAAAGGCGAGAAGCATGATGGGCCACAACAATGCCCAAAGTGTGATGTTGTCGATTCTCGATGGATTCCGTGTGCCCGCATTGACAGATTCAGCGAGACGTTCCCGCACTACGATCGTGGACTTGGTGTAATGTTGACGAGCAAACAACATCGGAGGGACGTGTGTAAAGCTCGTGGCCTTACCCCCGTTGATGGTGATTGGAACGTAGACAAAGAGTTTGATAAGTTTGATTCTGAAAATCAAAAAGATGAGAAAGAATACGCAGATTATTGTGATCGGTTAGACAATCATCCAGCCTTTGCATCATGGCGCAAAGCCAACGACCAAGGGCGAGTTTAAGGAGACATCATGCCTGTTGACCCCGCTACTGGAGAGAGCCTTCCCTACGCTGGAGAGGCTGGAGCCGCCCCTGATGCACCACCCGTGCCGTCAGCGCCCGCTGTTGAGGGTGCGCCCCCTGAAGGGGCCCCGGCTGAGGGTGACCCTGAGATGATCCGTCTGGAGCAAATTGCAGCATCTGCGCCGCCCCCAGAGAAGCCATTTAGTGTGAAGACAATTGAAACTGTTGTTTCAGAGTTCAACGCGGCTATGTCAAAACTCTCGGGTGGCGAGATTCCTGAGATCGAAGTTGACCTGAGCGCGGCAAAGAATGGAAAGTGGGATGCGCCACTTCCCCCCGAACTGTTTTTGCCTCTGGTTGCTATTTCTGAGGCCCTTGGGATGATCGGCGGTGGAGAGTATGCGGACAAATACGGATTCGACCCGTTTGATGTCACCACAGACACCGATCTTCGCAAAGTGGCTGCACAGTTCAAGCGCATGGCCAAGGACAAGAAGCTGATCGCTGACCTTCAAGAGGGTGCAGAGGTGGAAGGTGAGGAGATGCCCGAAGAAGAGGGTGCTGAGATGGCTCCACCCCCTGCTGAAATGGGTGAAGAAGATCAGGTGCTTGCTGCGGGAATGGAATAGATCGAATAGTGTTACGGCGTCTTGCGCCGTTTAATCTTTCAGTGGTAGAGTCCTTTCAACTTTTAGGAGTTTTTTGTGAGCAACGAAGCAACCGATAATACTGAGTCTGTTCAGGTGGTGGCCGAGGAAGCGCCCCCTGTTTCGACCGGTTTGCTGGAGTCGGATGACTCCAATGTGGAAACAGAGGCCGTTGAGGCTGCTGCGCCTGATGTAGAACAGGCACCTGCTGTTGAGGCAGAGCCCAAGGCTGAGGTCGAGAAACCTGAGCCAGGTGTAGATGAGCGCCGATTTGACCCCCTCTTCGCTGAGTTTGATGACGAAGAGATGAAGACCGATGACTTCTACGAGAAGATCACGGCTGATGACATCAAGGAACTTCCCACTGTTGCGCGTCGGATGCTTCACAACTTCCGCATGGCGTATCGGCTGGAGAAGCAGAAGCTGGAATCGCAGCACGCAAAGCACAACGACAAGTACACAGAGCGCGAATCAGCGATTGAGAACTTGGAACGTGACTTTGCGCGCCGACAGGCAGAGTTTGCTGCGGTAATTGATGACCCACGGGTAAAGGAAGCGCTGTCTGTTTCAGATGCTGAGCTTCCCGACATCATGAGTGAAGAGGGAATTCAGGCGAGGATCAACAAGGGGATTGCTGAGGGGCTGAACCAAGTGTTCAACCCGATGCGTGAGGCGTCTGCCGAGCGTCAGCAGGAATCTACCTATCTTGAGTTTCTTTCGGCACATCCTGAGATGAAAGAGAAGGCGTTTAAGACCGAGGTGGCAAGCCTTGTGAGTGAGAGGAAGGGCACCAATGCGCCGCTTTCTACTCAAGACGCCTATGAGATTATTCGGGCCCGACGACTTGTGGCACAGCACCAAAAGCGTGCATCACAAGAGCGAAAAGCCCGGTCTGAGTCTGCGCGACAGATTAAGCGTAGTTCAGTGAGTGGTTCGCCTGGAGTTGAGGACATTCCGCCTGAAATCAAGAAACAGGGTGCGGCATCCATTGTTTCTTGGTTGCAATCAAACCCCGAAGCCGCAAAGAGGATAGCATCCTCTCTCCGCTGAGAATCAACTTAGGAGCCTAAAATGGCAACCACGTCCCTTACTGTTGGCAATGAACTGTTGTCTACCACCATGCACATTCTTATGAAGGAATGGCGTGACAATGTTCATGAGTCCGTTGCGTTTCTGGACGCCAGTGAGCGTGTCCACGGAGCCGGAAAGCCTGTCCAGGGCGGCGGCACCAAGATTGTGGTTCCACTCGGCTTTGGTGAGCACTCCTCGACCACCCGTCTTCAGACTGGTTTCGAGCGGATCAACCTCTCTGTGTCGGATGTGTTCCACCCTGCACAGTACGATTGGGGCCATGTGGTTCGTCCGGTCGCCATCTCCTCGGAAGAAGAGATGACCAACCAGGGTGACGCTGCGATTCTCTCCATTCTTGAGAGCCGCACCAAGATGACCGCCAACGCGCTCAAGCGTGAGTTCGTTCGTCAAATGGTGAAGGGCGCTGAGCCTGGCTGGGAAGACTGGGGCACCCTGAATGGTGTTGATGTCACTGGTGCAAGCGGCGGCCTTCTCGAACAAGACGCTGTTGGGGCCCAGGGCAACACCGTTGGTGGCGTGAATAAGGCCAGCTTTACAACCAAGACCGGTTGGCAGAACCAGATCTTTGATGGTGCTGGCTCTTTCAACGCGAACGGCCTTGCTGGGCTGTACGACCTGAAGGTCGAGATCGATTCTGTCTCGCCCTCTGGCCCCCCGAACGTGATCCTTGCCTCTCGCGCCGGGTTCAAGAACCTGAAGCGTTCGTTGCAGGCCCATGAGCGGTACGTCGATCAAAGCAAGATCGATGGTGGTCGTTTGGTCGAGTATTGGGACGGTGTCCAGATCAATGTCGAGCGGAACATGCCGACTACTGGAACCAACACCACCGCCGATCCGATCAGCTTCTACATGCTGAACCTGGACGACATCCACGTCCTTTGGGACCCGAAGGGATACTTCGACCTGAGCGACTTCGAGACTGTCTCGGGTGAGTACGACGTTCGTTCCGCCAAGCTGCGGTGCCGTGGTCAGTTGATCGCGAAGCACCTCGGTTCCAGCGGTATCGCATTCGACTTGGAAACCTTCTAAGTCACCTTGATTGGGCGGGGGCCATGGTGGTCCCTGCCCATTTTCATAGCCATATAGTCAAAAGTGGGAGGACAACATGGCAGTTCATAAGATAGACGGCGTCGATGGCGTTGATCATTTTCCAAAGAAGTTCGTGACGCTGTACGGCACGGCGGCAATCACCAAGGGTGCCTGGGTCGCGCTCAACCTGTCTGATACGACAAATGGTCTTGGCGGCTCCGTTGTTACGGGTCCATCCACCACTGGGGCTGGCGATCCCCTGGTTTTTGGTGTGGCCACAGAAACCACAACGGCTGCTGGTAACATTGTGATCCAGACCGCAGGCCTGTATGGCGATAGCTCCATCGCTGGTAGTGGCGCTATGACCGATGGTAATATCACAGCAGGTCTTCCACTTGCTGCCGGAGACGATGGCTCTGCGGGTCAAATCGACCAGTATGAGGCTGGTACACACACCAACTCTGGTATCGTCGGCATTGCACTTACTGCTGATGCTGCCGGATCCTACGGTGCTAACGAAGCAACCGTTATGATTATCGATCAGGGCCTCTTCTAAGCCATTTTCGCTACCGGGCTCCGCGCCCACTACCGGCTGCTGGGGTACAATGCTTCAGCAGCCGGTTTTCTTTTGGGGGGTACACAGTGAATCTGAAGGAAATCAGAGAAGAAATCAACGCCGCTCTGGACTACAACCCGGATTTGCAGCAGTACAAGGACATGACCTCGCGGATTGTCAATCGGCATTATCAGCAGGTTTCGAGTCAGTACCATTGGCTGTTCATGCAGAAGCGATTTGAACTGACGCTTCGCGCCGATATTGATGGATCGTCTACGGACACGATGACATTTAGTAACAGCAGAAAGGGCGACCTTCCGACAGGCGCTGGAACCTCTGCTGTAAAGCTGCTGCCGGTCGATGTTGAGGGCGCGTTCTTTGTGGTGAACAACCGCGAGTATGAGATTACTCGACGGCCGGATGAGCGCAGCATTGTGATTAACGAGTCTCTAAATGGGACGTTCACCGACTGGAAAATCAAGTTTAAGCGATACGCGCTGCCCCGTGAATGTGTTGAGGTCTTGGGGCTTGTAGATCGTGGAATCACGATGACTGAGACGTTGTCGTATACAGATGCCGCTTTCCCCAATGACCCCTACACCAGCACCCAGACAACCACCGCGCCAGACCGTGGCCGGTTCACGTTCTTGGATGCCCGAAAAGAAGAGTTCTTGTACCTGGACCGGGACGATACGGGCGACCCGTTTGTGAGCATCGAAGAGATGCACGCGGATGTGTTTCCGCCTGACTTGGCTATAGTCTTGGATCCGATGGATTCAAGTGGCTCCTCTTCAAACCTGGCGCTTGGAGACACATATCAGTATTGCTACACATACTTGTATGCTGGAAGAGAGAGCGCCCCGTCTCCTGTGTCTGAGATTACCCTGTCAACTACCGGGCATCTCCACATAGCGCTTAATGGATTCATAAATACATCAGCCAAAAGAGTTTCCGGTTCAGACAAAGACACCGGCAGGTTGAAGAAGATTTACAGGAGACTGGATTCTCTTGGTTCCAGCAGGCTTGGTAGAAGCAGAACGCTCGGGCTTGGTGTGTGGCGACATATCGCAACCATCTCTGAGTCGGTTACCTCATACACGGATGAAGGGGAAGAACTCACTACCAACACGGTTCTTGGGACAACCTCTCCTGTGGATATAGACGGTGTTCTGTATGACTTGAATCAACTCAATGAAATAGGCCCACGCCAGTACATCCGGCTTTGGTATACCCCAGCCAGTGACTACAAGATCGAGGGCCGGTATCTGATGAGGCCGTTCCGTCTTGTGAACGAGGCAGATACTCCAAACTGGCCTGTGCAGTATCATCACCTGTTGGTGTTCTTGGCACTTCGAGACATATGCATGCAGCACGGGATGCTGAGTCATTCTCAGATTTACGAAGGCCGGGCGAGCATCATCCTGAATCAGATGAAGGCCAAGTACCTTTCTCGTTCTGACCGGATGTATGTACGTCGCGGATTTGACCGTGCGTTCACCGACAAAGAGCGTTGGGGCGTGCCGAGCAAGTCATGAAAACTCAGACTTTTCAAGTGTTCCGCCTTCGCGGCATGGACGACCGCTGGCGGGTCACTGCCGACCAAGCCTCTGAGATCAAGGAAATGTCGTGGGACATCAATGATGGGTGGAGAACGGCTGGTGCGTTTGACTCTGTTACGGACGACCGATTCGATTGGTCTGCGAATGGGGACATTACTTCGATCCACTACTATGGGCGACATAACGGCGCGAAGCGACACATCCTGTTTGAGGACTCGACAGGAAAGCTGGCTCAACTGAGGCCCGACTGGTTTGCCATCGCCGGCTCTGACCCATTTTCATCGTTGAGGGATTCAGAGGGCCTTGCTTGGAACGGAACTTCAAGAACCAGATTCATCCCGAGGACATCTTTCGCTGGCACACAGAGCGTGACATTCGGCGGCCGAGTCTACTTGGTGAATGGATCCGATGAGCCAATCGTTTTTGATGGGCGAACCACGAGCCGGGCTGGGTTTTCTGGCCCACCGGCCGCGCCAAATGGGTCAGTGATTTACCGTGCTGGCTTGTTCGTTGAAACGCTTGATGACGACAACCAAGAGGCCGACACAGGGCTTTTCCTTGGTACACGGGTGCGAGGTCAAGGATTGGGAAGCACGCGCCCGCGTGGAGCATTCAACAAGTTCAACCGCAAGTGGGTAGATGGGAAACTGTGTGCGTATCAGTACCGGGTTTCATTTGTGAACAAGCGTGGCCAAGAAGGCCCGATGTCTGAGCCCAGCAATCTGGTTGAGTTCGAGTGCTGTGATGGGAAACGAAGATTTACCCAGGTCACGATTTCTGTTGGTGGGCCAGACGTAGTCGCCAGACGAATCTACAGGACACGTGACATATACGATGACAATGGGGACTCCATTTCCCCACAGGAAGGTCGAAACTTCTACTTCATCAAAGAGCTTCAAGAGAACGAATCAACCGTTTTCGAGGACGGGATCTCGGACGCGAATGTGGGTGGAATCCGAGACCCGGAAGACTTTGGCCCGTGGCCTGCGCAGGCAAAGTACCTGGCCGCATTCAAGAACACGATGTTCATTGCTGGGATGACCGACAATCGCATTCGGTACAGTGCTCCTGGGATGCCAGAGGTGTTTCCAGATGCCAATGTGTTCGAGATCGGAGAGACCGACTCTGGAGAGATTACCGGGCTTTACGCTACCAACAATGCCTTGGTGGCCTTCAAGTCCCGTGGGGTCTACCTAATCAAAGGTGACCCTGTGAACGGGTTTCACGCCCAGACGCTCAACAAGGACATTGGCTGTATCGCACCGAACAGCATCGCCAACGTGCCGTCAATTGGGCTGCTGTTTTTGGGCCGTGAAGGGGTGTTCACGCTTCAGGGAGCCCTGGAGAACACCGGGACCCCGACAACGATAGTTGACCTGTCAACCCCGATCAAGAAGCTGATCGACCGGATTGATGACTCATCAACCAATGCTGCCGTGAGTGTCATCAATCGGAGAGACAAAGAGTATTGGTTGTGCGTTCCCACGATTGGGAAGAAGAACAATCTGTTGCTGGTGTTTCACTATGATGTGGGCGCTTGGAGCTATCGGGAGAACTACCCGATGCAGTGTGCGGCCGAGACCAGGGACCACAGAGGGTATGTTTACTTTGGCAGTAATGACCCAAAAATGGCTGGGATCAATGTCTTTGCTGACGGCTTTCGGGCCAAGTACGGGCATGGCGCGGACTCATACTCGGCCGGCACGTCGATTCAGGACTACCCGCTGTACGAGACCGCCCCACTTGACTTTGGAAGCGTCTACAGCGGTGTTAGCCTCGGCTATGTGAACTGCTACGCCGTGGCCTACGGAAACGAGCCGATCAAGGTGAATTTCAAGATCAATCGCTCAATCACAGAGGCGCTGCCTGTGGACCGTGACCGAAAGCAGCAAGAGCTTTTGGAGCCCCTGTCTGTGTATGGAACGGCTGTCTTTGATGGGTCCGATAAGTGGGGCTTTCATCGCCCGATTCCGCTTCGGTTTGATGTCAGCCATATGCACAAAGGTGTGGCGACAGAGTTCCAGGTTCAGTTCAAGCAGGACAGTTCAAATGTGAACGCGAACCGGATGCAGATTGTTGGCTGGGACCTGGAAGCGAAGGTTGGAGAACAGCGAAACATCCGCATTCTCACGGATGTACTGACGGCGGATAAGAGGTAGAGATGGCGATTCGGTATCCAAAAGTTCATGTCGCGACAGAAGAGATTGTTCACCCGAACGATTGGAACAACAATCTGGGTGAGTTTGTAAACGAAATCAACGGGAATCTTGATTCAGACAATTTTAATGATGCGATTCCTGAAGCAGCATTTAAGTCAAAGTCCTTTACCGAAGTTTTCTACAACCGGAGCAACACCACCAATGTTGTGCTCAATACAGGAACCCTTGCATGGCAGGATCGGGACTCGAACAGCAATCTAATGCCGGTTGTCACTTTCGATGCCGAGACCGATGGTTTGATTCTTGTTGAAGGGAATGCCCGTGTTCAGTGGCGAGGAAACGGGATTCCGAATGGCGATTCAATCCTGAGCGCGGACGGGGACGACCCAAGGTATGAAACGCTTTTCGATGATTATCTCCTCATACAGTATCCCTTTGCCCACACAGGCGGATCCACTGCCACACAGACTGGTTTCTGGGAATGGGGAGGCGGCATTGCGGATGGAGACTTGCCATCCGGTGGGTGGGTTGGATGTATCCGCGATGAAGGGGTCAATAGTTGGGACAACCGCTACCGAGGAACGTCCCTAAAGAAGGGAAACTTTCCTGCTGGAAGATGGATCAACAGGCCGATTGATTTTTACGGAATAAAGTTCCGCTTGCTTGTAAACGGCGAGGCTGTCTCGGAGACTGGGTGGCTATACAATGGGAATTACCGCAACGGTACATTTCTTTGTGGTGCCGCCCCTGTTTCTGCTGGACGCAATCGTGTAGTCATGGAGGCAAGAATTGCCACATTGCATGATCTGAAGCCACATCCGGCTGGTGTTGGCTCAAAGCATCGTCAAGATTCCAGTGGTGACATTAAATATATTAGAGGAAAGTTTGTTTCAACAACGAATACATCAACTGTTAGCGCAGAAACTCCTTTGCCGGGGTTGAGCGCAACAGAAACCAGTTCGATAAGTATCGGTAAAAATGGGGAAACTCTTAGGTTCAAAGAGGGGATAGATGTGTTTGTGGCTGACCGAAATATGACTGTAACCTTCAGGAAGCGTTGAAATGAGCAGAATTAAGCCGGTTGAAATCAAAGAAGGCGATACCCTTTCGTCTCTCGATATAAACGCAAATCAATCAGAGCTTCGTGCATTTACAGTTGACGAAGAGAACGTCAGGATGGAGGGGATCTCACAATCTCACGTCCCAAGCAATGCGATTCACAGCGCAACCACTGCGTTTTCAACCCAAGACTCTTCTCAGGCAGCAATCGCCATTGCGTCTGGTTGGGGGACTTCTGCAAGTGAATGGTTGGTTTTTTCAGGAATAGGCAATAAAATCAGTCCTTTGACTGGAACTGCGACCTTGAATGGCAGCAAAGGCGAGATGATGATTGTTCGTGCATCTTGCCGTGTTCGCATGGCGGATTTTGGCTCACGCACATTCAATTTCGGCGCACCGCCAAAACTTTTGGTCACACTTAGATATGCGCTCTCTGACACCCCAACATGGCCAGGAACATGGTTTGACGCGGAGGGAACAGAGCAGCAGTTCTCGATCGCATTTTCAGGAAAGATTCCTTCTACTCAGATTCCATTTGCAGACACGCCGGGCCTGGGGTCGGCGCTCTCTGGAGAGGCTGGAGAGTCATGGAGAAATACATCACTAAGCTCCATTGGATCAGATGATGCAACGGAGCCCTCTGGTGCGGATTTCAACCCTATTGGCGCCCGTGGGCTTCCATTCGACCATGATTTCTCATACCAAACCACATGGGTTTATGACCCAGGAACAGATGTGAGCGCTGTTTCGTTCGGGTTGTGGGGTCGCGCCATAATGCAGTCCTCTATTGAGTGGCCACCATCAAGTTTTAGGGGGACTCGGGGAAAGAAGGGTTGCAGCACAGTCAACTACAAGGGGTTTTACATTTCTGATCTTCAATTGACTTCCACCATCATCAAGCGGTGATCTAATGCCTATTTCATCAACGGTTTGGGCAGATTTTTCCTCTGGTGATGTGCTTACTGCGAGCGACATCACAAGCAGGTTTCAAGAGCTTCAAAGGTTTGTAAACGGTGGCATTAAAACATCTGATGTGAAAACATCCGCTACATGGGTTGAATCTCAACATATCTTCAAGCCTGAGTTCTATGGATCACCCTCCCCCCGTTTCGAGGCTGTAAGCGGTGATGTGTACTACAAGCACCGTCAAGCCAACAAGCTGAATAGGTACTACCGCCATGAGCATTCTGGCTCATTGGTTCAGCCTTCCGGGTCTTATTCTGGAGGAGGGTCTGACGCGGCCGTGTGGCATCCGATTGAAGGGATGTCTTCCACAATTCATGTCACAGAGGCGACTGTTACAGCGATTGCTGTAGGTACGTTTTACGCATGGGAGTCTGGTGGAGAAATTCCAGTACGAGAGCACGCTGTCC